CGACGGGGTGCGTCGATGTGACCATCCAGCAACGGTGTCTGGATGCCCCCATTAAAAGTGGTTTGTATTGGAGATGCGCTAGGCATTATTAAGCCCTCGCTTTAATCCACTCATCCTGCACGTAGTAGTACGCATTATCTTCCTGTCCGTTGTACCGCTTAGCACGAGTCATTGTGGTTTCATACTCGCGGTACAAGTAGTCCTTTTTCGTATTGGATTGCGTAATCTTCTCGCAAGCGTCGTATGCTAAACGAAACGCCAGTGCTTCTGTGAACAGCGGGTCCATGCGACTGACATCGGTAACGCGAGAGACATAGCGGATACTGAGAGTTCCGCCTGCTACGCCGTTCGTTGCGTCAGACAGAATGTTGCCGCCCTCAATCGTGTAGTCCGTTGCACCATCCGTCTCCATCATATACAGGAAGTCGGTCGGCAACGGGTAGAGATACCCAAAGTCACCCCATACCGGAGTGCCACTGGACGACAGCTTGACGCGCTTGACCGCAAAGTTCCACGGACACTCGCGCAAGATACGGTCGCGAGTGTTGTCGTAGATGGCATCCATCACGCGAGCGCGTTCGTTATTCTCACTACGCGACGAAATAACCCTGTCGCCAAGAAGCGTCAGGGCTTTATTGATAACGTCTATTTCGGTAGTGATCAAAGACATTAGGCGACGGGAAAGTCCATCTGTGCAATAGCATCTTCAAGTTTCTCGATGGTATCAAGAATCTGAGACTTCTTAAAGCCTTGCGTAAATCCACCCTCCACAGTAATGTCAACACCTGAACCGGTGGCAATACCAGACGACCCGTCATGGAATCCAGTATATCCCTCAGTAGATCCGATACCAGTCTTGCCGCCCACCCCAGTAAAGTAATACCCAATTCGATTGGACGAGACCGCAGCGTTACGCTCAATGTCGTTCTGGATAAAGTTCTTTACTTTAGTGAGTGTGTCGATAAGCAGTGCTTTGGTTGTTACGGTCGTGGTGTCCCACGCGATAGTAACATCTTTTGCATAAGTACCAGTAAGCCCGGAAGTACCAATAGTGGCTTCACCAGGAAGTTCGTCGCGGTCCATCTGAATATGATGTTCAGCCATTACATTCTCCTAAACTCCGATTCGGGCGGCGCGGGGAAAGGAAGAAACCCGCGCCGCCCTATCGGATGATGGGGGCTTAGCCGTTAATCAGGTATTCGACTTTGTAGGACAAAGTACCGCCCTGACCGCCAGACGCAGCGTTCACATGCAGTACGAGGTCAAACACGCCATAGGCAGGACGCGCCGAGAGTGCGCCGACTTCCCATGCAGGCATGTTGCACGTATTGATGTTTGCGGCCTCGTAGCGATACTCGGTGAAGGCGACACCGCCATCAATGTTGACAGCCGTAGCAAAGCAGTCGTCATCGACAGCAGAAGCTGCAACGCCGTCCGTGAAGCCCTCGTAGAGTCCGAGGTCAACCGTGATAGAGGTCGTCGCGAGGTCGTCACAAGCGATCTTAAGGCTGGTGATGATGGCATCCACCGGGATGCGGCACAGGACAACCGTGTCGTCCGTAGCCAGTGCCGTGACTTCCATCGTGTCGGTTGCGACAACCAGCGTCGAACTACCGCCTGCGTATCGTTCCGCGAGTCGCGGAGGAGTGGCCTCATAGAGAGCCACATTGGTCATGTTTTGGTTAGCCATTGGTTATATCTCCTATGCTTCCGAGCATTTGATTTCGACGACCTTCTCTTCTTCGAGACGGGTCGCGCCGAAAACGGCGTTTACGGTTACGTGGAAAGGCTCACCAGTGATCTCGTCGCGCTTCACAACGCTCGTGGTCAGGTCGCGCCACAGACCAAGGCCCATGCCGGACATACACCAGAACGGGTTGCGGCGGTAGGAACTGCCGTCAACATCGAGGCGTTCCGATACGATGAAGTTGATACCGAACCACTCCTTAAGGCTCGTGCCGTTACCGGCAAGAACCGCCTGGTCCTGGTAGTCCTTGTTCACGATCTTGGTCTGCTCAAGCAGGTCACGTTCCTGAGCCGCACTGATGGCGCAGAACATCTTGTTCATCGGGTCATCAATGTCTACTTCGTTAGCCATGATGATCTCGCGAGCCGCCAGCAGCTTATCGACGTTCATGCCGGTTGCTGCGCCAGCACCTTCCGTTACTGCGACAACATTGGTGCCGGTCGGGAAGGCTTCACTGTCACCACCGGAACGACCCGTCAGTGCGGTAGCGAAGAACTTGGACACAATCTCATCGTCAATCTGACGGTTGATTGCGTAGTTACCCTGACGGGTGTACGGACCCTCAAGGGCGATGTTCATCTTGAGTTTGTCGAGATCCTCGACCATTGCGCCCCACTCGAACTTGCGGGGGTGCGCCCAACGGCGGTCGTGGGTCTGCTCGATGTTCACCTTGTCGGCGTAACGAGTGGTGACTTCCTGAGCCTCGGACGATGCCAGTGTTTCAAGGAAGGCTACACCTTCACCTTTAACGGACTGGGTCATCACGGCATTACGGAAGCGAGAGGGCTGCTGCTGAGACAGGAGCCGAAGCGAATCGGCATACGTCTCAACGTAACTGAGATAGGTTGAAGAATCAGCCATTGCTGAATACCTCCATTGTTAAGCTAAAGTTAAATAGAAATACAATTTACTTTGGCTTGTCCGCAGAGCGGGGCCGATTCCTCGGTCTTTCCCGTAGCGTCAATGGGGGCACTTAACCTTGTCCATTCTGGACTAACTATACTACATGGGAACTTAAAAGTCAAGAACTTAATTATTCAGTTCGTGATTGTTAAGGACTTAACTATATCTATAAAAAGAACCCCCACTACTGATGGGTAGCAGGGGTAAGACCGCACCCCCGAAGGTGTGCAGGGCCGACAGGTACTACCTGCCGGGTGGATGTCAAGCACTCTTTTCGCTATGGATGATCTCCATCAACTGCTTGTAGCGAGCGTAGTCGGGACCAGCCATAGCTGCGAACTGTTTACGCACACTGTCGTCCGTCTGTGCGCGTTGCATGATCTGCTCTTTCTCGTAGCGAGCCATCTCAGGGGTACGCCCGAAGTCGCTGGGGCGTTCACCCTCGACAAACGCCTTCTCACCCAGAGCCTCGGCAATACGACGAAACGTTTTCATCGCGCCATCGTAACCCATACCAGCGATGATAATCTCTTTGGCATCCTCGCTGAGTCCAATCTCCCGCGCACCCTTCTCGGCAAGGAACAGTGACTCGTCATACTTCGGCCCCCACTCATGCTTGAGATTGTTCTCCTGCTGTGCGCGTTGCTCCGCAAGCGTTCTCTCGAACATGGACCCGCCATCAATCTCATCCTGGACGAACTGACCAAACAGCTTCTTGAACGCAGAGTTAGAGATACCCGCCTCGTGAGCGATCTGCTGATACTTAGCCACGCGCTCGTTGTCCACTTGGAAGTTATCGGGAGCCTCAATCTCGTAGCCGTCAGGCGACTCAGGGCGGCCAAGGCGGTTCCAGATATCGCCCATGTTCTCAGGCAACTCATCTTCCGGCAACCGAATCAGATGCTTCTCATCGACTCCCTTGAACTTCTCAAGGTTCCGATACGAGTCCAGCACCTTAACTGGGTCATCGAAGCCCTTCGTCTGGATGTAGCCTACCGTCTCTTCATCGAGTTCGTAGTTGGAGTACCACGGCGTAGTTGACTCTACGGGCGTTGCAGGGTTGTCACTCGGTTCCATCATCTGTCTCCCATTCTTTGATTATTTCATCAAGTTGTTCTATGTCCTTCTGGGACATATTCATAAAAAAGTTAATGCGCCCAAGCACCTCGATACGGCCAAGCTGCTTGACCATCTCGTGCTGGTCACCCGAGAACCGCGCCTGGTTCAGGCCACAGAAGTTCTGGAGGTCGTCAAGGAATCTGCCCTGAGCATCACCCGGTTTCCCATTCCACCCAAACGCTTCGCGGTATACCTTTACAAGTTCCCTGTTCTTCTTAGCGTCGAGATAATCCCCAATATCCAATTACACATCTCCCATTGTTTTCTGCGCCCGTGCGCCGTCCAGTGCCGCTCTAGCAACATTCGGTGCGGCCTGCGCCATCATCATAGCCTCTTCCTGCTGTTGCTGCTGCGCGGTGATCTGATCAACATCTTCCTTAGAGCGCAACACGATGGCGGGTGTGCTGTTCGACTCAGCAATCAGACGGTGGTATGCGTCGAAGTTTACGATGTTCAGTACCTTGGGGTCGAACTGGGCAGACGCGAAGATGGTCTGGATAGTCTGTGTTGCGCCCAATGCCTCATCTGCCTTCTGGGAGTTGGCGAGCGGCGAAGTAAACTCAATCTCGAATTCACCGCCAGCCTCAACCAGTGCGTCCGGCATCTTCGGCAACAGGTTCGGGATGCTGTTCAGGATATTCAGTTCGCGCTCGATAAGGACGGAGTGCGACTCGGTTTCTTCCTGAGCAGACATTGGCGACAACAGACGCGCCTGTTCCTGGGAGCGCGTCAGAATCTCGGTGGCCGTTGACTCACGCTCGACATTGCTGACAAACAGGTCCAACATAAAGGCTTCACGGATCTGCCCATGCTCGGCCATGAGGTTGGCCTCAGAGATATCGAAACGTGCGCCATGGTTCAGCGGCATAATCGTCGGGTTACCGTTAGCATCAACACCACCAGCAACTACACGACCAGGACGAAGGTCAACCGTGTTAATTGAGCCGTCGTCGCGCATGAGAAGCGTGGGGCGCACATTCATGTGTGCAGCTTCGATGTGCGTTTTCTTCATCTGGTTGACCATCTTGACGTTCGGCAAGATAGCCATAGCGATACCGCGCCCGTAGATTTCGCGAGGCGACTTGCAATCGCGAGAGATGGAATACGGGAACGTACTGTAACCAGTGGTGTCCAGAATCGCCCTCTCGCTCTCGTTCAGAATGTAGTACGAGATGAACTTACGATGCTCTGGACGGATACTGTCGGGGTCATAATTCTTGTTGGGTTCACACGTATGGAGGACTTGAACCTTCTCCATCGTGTTCTTGGACTTCTGCTTCTTGATGCCCTCTGGGATCTTGTCCTCGCCAAACTTCTGCTCAAGCTGGCGGTAGGTCATATAAATCTTGCGGTATACTGTGTCTACAAAGCCCCAAGCATCCTCGTCAATATAACACTCGCTAAGATGTATAGCTTTGTGCCGAATACGGGAACCCACAAGGTCTGTAAATATAATACCATTCCCAAAAGAGAACAAGCTGCGACACTGCTCTTGCCGCTGTGACGGGTAATTGGACCCCGGACCATACCGCATTTGGAACAAAATATCCTCCACGCGGTCGAAGTATTCTCTAACTTCTTGGTCCTCGTTAAGTTCAAAGTTCTTGCTTTTCAATCCGTGCCAACGCTTGTTGCGTGGCGTGGTTACTGCATCATAGAAGGCTGATGCGCGGTTCAGGGAAAGTTCGGCAACGGAATCGTACTGGGTGCTTCGTCGCTTCTCACCGGGCTGCGCGAAGTTCTGGAAGTTCTGGTCGCGTGGTGACGTTACTTCGGCCACCTCATCCCACTGCTGCTCAAAGACTGAGCGGTCGGACTTCATGTCCGAGAATCTGTCGCAGATTCGTTGTACTATATTTTTCTCGTCCTGCGTCATGCTGACGGGAGAGCCACTGAGATTGTTGCGTCACCCGACGTGGCCTCGCCTGCTGTGACATTTGGCCGGATGGTCGCACCAGATGGCAGCCACACACAGAAGTATGCGTCCGCCGCCGCACCGTCCACAGACTCAGACACCGCGTTACCGTTGATGTCGTATAGGTCTACCCACGTACCGGCTGCGGTCTGGACCTCCCACTTCATCGTGGATGAAGCCGCGTAGGTAATCGAAGAAGCGATTACGCAGGGTCCGCCAGTGTGTCGGCTGGATGCGCCCGCCGCGCCCAGTTCAGAAAACGTGTATGATACATGACTATTTTGTGCCATTCTGTGTCCCGCCCAGTGTTGGTTTGTTTACGATATTGGTTGATGCCTCACCAGAAGCCACGCGTCGTCTGCGAAGTTCCTTAGCGCGAATCTTAGCTTGGTCAATATTTGGTTGTTCCGGCATAGACGGACTGAAGAGAGATCCCATTACATATTGCCTTTCATCAGCCCGCGTCTAATCTTGGGCTGCGTGAACCCTACGTTTTCCTTTGCCATACTGCTTCCCAAGCCGTTATTGAGACTCTTAGGATTCTTGCTAATGCCTGAACTTGGATGACTAGACATAGGACTAACCATGCCAAGGCCACCAACAGGCTGAGCCGCATTTCGCTTAAGAGTCTTCTGGTCCTTTCCAATAGGTACACCCATAATAGTTAAGACCTTAAAAGTTAAGCACATCGTACTCCGCTATAACCTTAACATATTCCTTGTTGTTTTTCAAGCTTTTATGTATGGGTTCCGCGTAAGTCATTGCTATCACGTCACCGCCGTCAGGAGACTTCACGCCACGGGACTTCATATCCTTCTTGGACTCAAGCTGGAGTGCGCCCTTGGGGTTGTTGTAGTGGTATCCAGGAGCCATGAGGTCTGCCGCCAACTCGTCCTCGTTCGGAATCTCGTAGTCGCCGTCCTCCATATCGGCCTTCATGCGACCCCAGCACTGCGCCCTCAGATTTAAATACTTCGGGTTGCCGTTGTGATCCATGTCGGTGGACTTACCAGCAAAATTCACCGGCCTCACGATATGGCCGTAGCCCCAGTGCTTCAACGCCGAGTATACACCAGCACCGATACCGATGACATCAACAAACATACGGTCCAGCTTGTGTTTATTGATATAGTCCACGCATATCTGGGCAACCTCGGTCGGGTCTTTGTCGTTGTAGTACACGACCTCCTTGACGCGCTTACCGATACGGAACCCGATACCTGTGCGGTCGCCCGTCCACGCAGGGTCACACGCGCCAATCGCAGGCAGGTCCATATCCAGCAAGTCAGGCTTCGGGATGCGGACCTTCGAGATTAGTTCAGGTCCAATATACGACTCGTCACCAGAGGTCTGGAACGCCTCGTGGATGTCCGCAGGATACTCCTGCTTGAACCGCCACTCAGAACCCAACTCAGCCGTCTTGAGGTAACGCCAATACATCTGCGCCCTCGTCAGGTCGTGACGGTCGGCGTAGTCCTGATCCTCCTTGCGAATCTCCCAGTCGTCCGGCGGTGTGTGCGTGTACTCTTCCTGCCAGAACCAGGGCGTGAAGATTACCTGATACTCGCTCTTGCCCTCAAGGGCTTCCATGCACATATCGTAGAACTTGCCCGTCATCCCGTTGGCCGTGGACTCCAGCACAATCTCGGTGCCAAGCCCCATGTCACCCGTAGGAATAGACTGCATGACACCCATGAAGTGGATATCGGCATACGCCCAGTACGCGACCTCGGACCCGTGGAAGTATTGGATCGTGGAGCCACGACCCACATCTTTCGCGCCTGCCGTACCCACCGTGTATGTGCTGTCAATCTTGGAGAAGCGAAGTTCCGTCGTGGATGCCGCGTCAGTCTGGACCTTGAAGAGATCGTCGCAGTGCTTATGGTATCGGTGCGTAATACCAAACAGCTTCTTAGTGGTGTCCTGGGCGTGTGACAGGATGAAGGCGTTCTTCGCCTTGGACATCGTGATGCGCCAGTAGTAGCGACCCGCCGTGTATGTGGAGCAGCCCTGCTGACGCGCCTTGACCACCAACGCACGAACGCGACCCGTGCGTTGTAGCTGCTCCTCAATCTTGGAGTGGATGTACAACTGGGCCGCGTTCAGTTTGAACGGCTCAATCCTGCCGTCCTTTGTCGCTATCTTGAGATTCTTCTCTGCGTAGAACGGGAAGTCCTCCGCCATACGCTTGCGAAGGGCAAACTCACCAGGGAATTTTTCCTTGGGTTTAGCCATGCAGATTGTCTTTGAACTTCTCGATTGCCTTCGATGTGTCCATCTTAAACTCGCGAACCTCACGGGCGATCTCGGCGTACAGAGTACGCATGTCGTTCGTCACAGAGTTGCGCTCCCAGTTCATCCCAAGGATAAACCCAACAATAAGACCACCGCCACACCCACACAAAACCAAAATAATGTTATCCAGCATTTTCTTTTTCCTTCCGCTCTTCGCGGCGTTGTTTTCGTATAGCCTTCCACTTCGGGGAAGAGCAATACTTCTTGTTATATGCGGCATCCCGTAAGCTGCGGCACTTCTCGCTACAGTACTTCGGCGGCCTACCCACCGATGACTCAAGACGTTTGATGCGACCGCACCAGCTGCACTTTATCTCAATCAGGTTCCTGCGCGTGAACTGCGTCTTGACATCCATGATGCCAGCAACCGAAATGCGCGGGATCTCTTTAACCTTTTTCATGGTACCTGTTAACAATCTCTTGAGCCTGAATCATGCGCGACACCAGATTGTCACGCTCTTCCTCGATATCCGACAACCGCTGTGTGACTGCTACCAACTCGCGGTACGCGGCCAACACATCGAGCGACGGCCTTTTGATAGTGGCTTCCATCTATTCCCCCCAATCGTTACTGTTGATATGTTATAAGACTGAATCTTCCCGTGACTACAGTATTGTCTTTGTCTGTGTCCGCAACAAAGTACAGGACGTCTGTTGGGTTTAGCGTGAAGCCAAGTGGGTCTCCAACAGACTCTGTATTCTCAACAGCCGTGTCGATATTCATTCTGAAAACTTCAAAGCGTGTGTCGATACCACGATTATAAACGTAACCTTTAACATTCACAATAGGATTGCCACCAGAGGTTTTGTTTATATTCATCCATAACCATCTTGCGTTTGCCGTTCTGTTACTAGCGACAAAGAACATCAACTGCTGTGTGACGCTCTGTTCAGCGGGGATAAATGCCTGCACAGTACCGGAGGTGGTCGCCGTGATGGTTATGTTGCTGGCATTGAATGTGTCGCCACCATTAGCCGATACCACGCAACGGTTGATTCCATACCCGCTAAACGACGTGGTGTCTGTGCCATCTGTTCCAAGTGTGTGTGTCGCGATAGCATCCAACCCGTCGCTGTCGATATAGTAAAACGTAAGTTGCGTTGCACCAGTTGTGCCAGCACCATCAGTCGACCCGCCGCCCGTGCCATCATACGCGATATCAAACGTCTCAGCAGATGTCAGTGGGGTGAACGACGTTGCCGATGAAGCCCATATCGGAACCTCGCCAGAGGCGGCGGCAATACCTGGGTTGTATCCAAACTTGTTGAACTTGCTGACACCAGAGCGCAGACCGCGAGCCACCTCGTCGTAGAAGTCGTTGCCGCGCACAGAAACCGCGTCAGCGTCAAGACCGATACTCTGGTTGAGCGGTGAACTGATCGGGAGGAAGGATGAGCCGAAGTATGTGTACAGACGGAACGTGGACTGCGCCGAGGAGCCGTTGACATACCGCGCACGGAAGTAACGGCCACCCTTGACGGCAGTATGGAACTCAGGTACACCCGCAGCACACGCATACCCAGCGGTCGGAAACGCATGCCAGTTCGTTCCGTCAACCGACCAATCAAAGTACAGTGTGCCAGAAACGTCGGCGTATGAGTAGACCATAACGCACGGCTCAGAGTTCTGCTCGCCGGTGCCCGTGTAAGTAGCTTCGCTCGATAGTGGAGTCGTCGTAATGTTTCCCGTGGACTCGGAACCGGAGGTCATCGTGACGTGGAGCGGCGTATCTGCGCTGATATGCCCGCGATTGTGTGCGTTGAGATAGTCTATTTTATTTGAATCGTTGTATGCCATGGTGCTGATTATACCATCCTGTACCTTATTTTTCAACCACTGTAGACTCTGGGTATTTATCTATAATCAATAAATCTGATGTAGATACGGAACCACTACTTCCATCGTGCTTATAGTATTCAACAACGGTCTTGTATTTATACCTCCGTGTGGTGATCTTATCTATACCCTCTATAAGTATGTCATCAGATGGAATCCTGAGTATATAATCAAAATCAAGGTATTCGTAAGATATTGAACTGCTGTGACTTATACTCTTGAAAGCAAAGGAAATAACCCAACACATTACGCATACCATGAATAGCGACACAACCATGTTTACTATTTTTCTAATTTTATTTTCATTCATAATCACACCTTATTTTCCAGCTTCATTGGGTAAATTGTCGCCAGTTCACCGCCATCAATAATCGCGCATGACACAAACGGTCGTTGGTGGTGTTTGGCATACTGGAAGGCGTAATGATGAAAGTCGTAGCCGACACCGACCTGGACAGCAAATAGCCTTTTGTCGGCACCAGCAAAGTGCTGAACGTAAGCAACAGTATGGTGATGCCCCTGAACAACAGACTTAAACTCTCGCTGTGCGCGAACATGGGCTTTGGGGCCGTCACCATGACAATAAATCACATCATCAATCTCAAATGAATCTCCCCACTCCCATCTTGGTGTACCAAGCACATCATTGTAGTGCTTAATCCATACTGATGGAACACCGCCATCAAATGCTTTTCTTGCAATTATTCTATCGTGGTTGCCTATACAGACCTTCGCGTCCGGGAATGCCTTATACCACGGCTTAAGCTGCTCAATTGCTAATCTCAGTTCATCACCGGCACCATGACCATTGGGGTCAGATGTGTGAAATGACGCTGCACAGTTGTCAACAACATCGCCAATCATCACCACTTGGTCACACCTATACTTTCGTTTCTTCTCTTTACAGAAGTCGAGAAAGCCATCCATAATGAATGGGGCATGAAGATCAGGGATCACTAGAACTTTACTCATTTTAATCCTCCTTTACCTTTATGACAGAGATGGTTATGCTATCCTCTTTGCCGCGTGTGCGGCTTACCCCGTGAGTCACGCCGATCCATTCACCCTTCATATTCACCACCTCACGGACGATAGTAGCAACACAACGCGCCTGGGATTCCGTGAATAACTCACCCTTGTTTATGTATGATACCGAGAACCCGTCGCCATCACGAACACCAAGTTTCTGTCTATCACCCATCACCACACCCCCTAACTAGTCAATGAACAGAACCCACGCTCTGGCTCAATCTGGTATAACATGCTAATCGTCTCACCACAATCGCTCTCAGCAACAAACACTGCGACAAGCGGAGAGCAGCGCATGTTGTGCATGGTGAAGACATCTATTGTTTTCACAATAAATACAACCCCATCTTTCACATTAAATACAATCCCATCATAGTCCTCAATCACATCACCAACACAATACGGAAGCTTGTGCTTTACTGATAGCGCGTCGAAGTGATCGTTATCCATTCTTCTTCCTCCACAGGTCCACCATCTCGTCTGCCTTGCGCTGACACGCCTTCTCGCTGGCACCGGTCGAGTGCCACAACTCGTGCGAGAACGCCTTGACCCACTCCTCAGCCTCCGCTGCCCGACCACTGGTTGTCGGCGAAAACTTCGACACAGCAACACGAATCTTGTCGCCCCACCCGTAGTACCGAGTCCAACGACCGCGCCAGCTGCAACACTTGCTGCGCGTCTTACAGACCAACAACCGAATCGCGTCGTCGCGGACACCCATCTGGCGACGACACCAATGGAAGTGCTTAAGCACATACTCGTCGCTGCGGTGCGACTTGTTCTTGAGTTCCATCATTCGTCGCCCTCCGCAAGCGTTTTGCCGATCTCGTGCCAACGCGACATGCCGTCGTCCTCCTTCTCCTCCTCGACTTCGTCCTTCGGTGTGGAGATAGACTTGTCGATGATCTTGTTTATCAGCGACAACCGAGCCTGCTGGCTCAGCATCTCGTCGCTCTCGATGATCTCACCCTCCGTAGACACGAAGTACTCGCGACCCGTCAACGCCATACGCACCACCAACTCGAGAAGGCCGGAGTCCAGGATGTTACGGCGCAATACCGCCACCGTCAGCTTGTTGCCGCGATTGATCTCCGCGACCTCGGCAGCATCGTTCTTGCCGATAGCGATAACGCCCGTCTCGGCTGCCATCACAGGTGGATCTTTTTTCTTTCTAGCCATTGGGTTTCCTTATTTCTCAATCATCCAACCACGACCCCACAGAATGAAGTAGTGGTTCATACACTCAAGTGAGCAGCAACGGTCGCGCTCAGGGTGTTGCGCCCCCAAATAGAAGTCGAGTTCGCGCATCTTGAAGCCGCAGTTCGCGCAGTTGCTCATGGTGCCTCCTAGTGCTTCACGGCGAACTCTACGCCGTAGTCGTCCTCGTCGTCCTCAAGAATCTCCATGTCCTCGCCCGACAACGGTGGTGGGCATACGCCCATCATCGACAACCACATCGCCTGTTTCCACGGCTCAATTGCTGAGTTGAGGTCGTATCTAATCATATCACTGGCTCCAGGCCACGGGATTCACAAAACTCAATAAACTCATCAACCTCGCTTTGCTTTTCGACGTAGCTTGCTTTTTCAATACGCCTAGAAACATTGTCCTTATAATGACCATACATCGAGAGTAGTGTCGGGGAACCCGATATCGCATGATTTACCATCGTTTTATAGTGTGTGTACAACACAATGGAGTCACCATACTTAGTCTCAATCATATCACTGGTCCCTCCACGCTAACAGCAGTCCGATAATAGCTATAGTCAAAATATACAACTTCATGTATACCATCGGCGCGTATCCCAATATGGACCACATTCGACAACGGAATCCGAAGGAAGTCGTATTCGTAGTGGTCATCAACAACACAGTAGTGAAGTTCCAAGAATTCCATGATTTAGTGTACCATATTCTGCTGTGAGATTACCATGTGGCGGGGTGTTTGTCAAGAAAAATAATGTCTGGCAAAAATATACCAAAAAATTATAGAAGTTTGGCGTTTTTTGACCTCGGTTTGTATGCCTCTTTACAGCGCGTCCGAGCATCGCCTCGCCCTCCCCTGGGGCTTCGTCGCTGAAGGTATAGATACGTCCTGGCTTATTGATAACCCATTCTCATATCGTAATATCACGACATATCGATATATCTATTATGGACACCTGTGTCCAGGATTACGTTAGGCCGGTCACGCTACAGCCTGTAGCCGGTCGGCTGCCAGTGTATTGACAGAATTAATACTCAGTATTGACAACTTTGTGGAAAAAACCGGTTGACTTGATGAAACTTTGTGTTAAACTCAGGGTATAACATACAACAAACACAACGGCCACAGGCCAGAAAAGAGGAAAAGATGAACATGTATAGGAAAATCCACATATACTCAAACGCCAAATATTGCGGAACGATATCTAATGTGTCGCAAAACGATATAAACCGTCTATTGTCAAATGGTGGTGTTTTCTATAATAACGGTAGTAATATTGCTACGATAAGTTATGAACAATTATGGCAACTACCCCAATAAAATAATCCGAAACGCGCTCACGCAGCGCGTCTACACACTGTGGCGAGTGTGTACTGATGATGGAAGCCAAAACAATGAAGGGGAACGACAGATGAAATACACACCGAAACCATTCAAGGCAGCATTATGGATACAGAGCGGCGAGGGCGAGAGCAGCAAGGCTGTAATATATACAGGCAAGATGGATATGCGATCTATCAGGTCACGGCTGACCCGTGAACGTTGTAACGGTGAACGATGGGCCTATGCATGCATCTATAGTAATTTCAGTCACGTCCAGCTAACAGATGAGCAATTGGAATATTTTGTGAGCGTCGACGGATATATATTCTAATAATTCCGAAACGCGCCCACACGGCGCGTCTACACACTTGGCGAGTGTGTACTGATGATGGAACGCCAAACAAACCAAGAAAGGGAACGAAATGAAAACAGTAGCAGATGTGCGAAAAGCCATTAAACCGTTGGGGTTTAAGGTAAAAACCACGGCTGTATCGTGGGGCAAGGCCGCGACCTACACCGACACAAACGGTGCTAAGATGCCCGACATCTTCTTCACTAATGAGGCATTAGAACACTGGAAGCCCCTGATTGCTTGGCGTAAGGCTAATCGTGAGGCGTTGCAGGTTGTACGTGAAAATGAGGACTGCACGGGGTTGCTGTAATCAACCAGAAAAGGACATAAACACATGCAATCACTAATCGAAGCTGCAATCACTTTCGCGCTATTCGCGCGTCTAGGGGAAACCAATGTATTCTGATTTTGAAAACGAAACGCGAGACGATATCGCCGCACAATACGCCGAAAATGGCATTGTTTACAACGAAACGTGCGCCGCATTTTGGGCCGCGCGTACCGATGAAACCGTAGTCTAACGCGCGTTAGCGCAAAAGGAAACGCAACAATGGACACCAAATTCACCCCCGCAATGGCAGCCTGGACCCGCTATATCCCCGCCAGTACTCACCGGAGCGCACGTATTCGCGTAGAATCCTGGTTTGATGGTTCACGCAAGTATTATCCCTATGATTACAACGAATCCGGAACGGACGGAGCGCACCGAGCGGCGTTTCTACAGTGGTGCGTAGACACTCACCCCGACATGTCTACCCCCGCTGAAGTCCGTTATTCTGGCACCCCGGACGGACGGGGCTATACTTTCCAAATCGTTCGCGGCTAATCCCAGTATTGACACATTCGCGCCGGCGAGTGTGTCAATGCGGGTGATTAGGCCCTAATAAACCAAGAAAAGGATAAAGCAATGAGTATCAAAGACCTTACTTCGCAGCAATTGAAACGTATTTACTGGCGGATTTACAATTCGCACTCCGACTGCTACGGTCTGGACTGGCGCACACTGCGCATCGTCTCGCCAGGTGCAGCTTGTACGCTCGACGCGATCTTGCGCGAACTGCGCTCGCGATAAATTAGCCCCTAGAATGCCCTGTAACGCGATTTCGTTCGCCGCTAAGGTAATCACACTACCTTAGCGGCGATCGTGCGTTCTGGGGCATTCTAGGTGCCTTCCTGGGCGTCCTGGCGGTGCATCATAACCACGACACGCGGCCCCACGGTCTCGACATCCCGACAACAGGTGAATGTGTGGACCCGCCGGATTCACGGCACCGCGCCGCGCCGCGCTGGATTCCGGCAACATACGGGCTAAAGTTGAACCCCCTCGTGCTAACGTTAAACCCCTGCGCCAGATTCTGACAACCCGCGTGCTAACATTGAACCCCCGCGCCCAGAAACCATGCGCGGGTAATTAATACAAAACTTTTCTACTTTATACTAAATTATCTACTAAATTCGGATCGCGTAAACCCTTGCCCTGTCTATATATATATAGAGAGAGAGAGATTTAGTAGATAATACTATACGGGGTCGCGGGGGGACTTGCCAGGCTTCCAGTAGGTGACCCCCATCTACTTTTCGACTAAATTGAGTTTATTTGTAAAACTTTATATAGCAACGGCTTACGTATCTACTAAATTGTCTACTTAATACGCGCACTTTTGTATAAATTATTATAAGTTGAATAACCGCCCGAATAGTAATATACTTACACAGTCTGGAAACAACCAATTGGAGTGTTAATTATGAAAGTGTGTCCGAAGTGTAAGATTGAGAAAGACGAGTATATGTTTGGTGTGTGTAGGTCTAGGCGTGATGGGTTGCAACCATACTGTAAGCAGTGTAATATTGAGTATCAAAATAAGAGGCAAGCAGATGACCCTGAATCGTTTAAGGAATACCAGCGACGGTACTATAGGGAAAATAGGGATTCGCGCTTAAGGTATATTAAAGGAAGGATTGATGAGCGCGCCGAATTCCTAAGGGGTGTAAAAGAGTCTAATGGTTGTAAGCAGTGCGGTATCACAGACCACAGAGTGCTGCACTTCCACCATAGAGATCCATCACAAAAATCATTCAATATAGCCTCTGGCAGCAGCAGGTCACTAAGTAAACTTCAACAGGAAATAGAGAAGTGTGACATACTTTGTGCTAACTGCCACGCGATACTACACTATAAGCAAGAAAGGGATGGTACGTTAAAGGTTAATCGTGGCGCGCCACGCACATTCTAACATTACTTAAGCCATTAACTGTCTGGTTGTTGACTGTTAGATTCCGTCCGAAAATTTTTTTGGAATCGATGGAACCTTTGGGCGGGACGTGGGTATTAACCTGGTAGTCGCAACAAAAAGGAGGCGCGATATGACTGAAAAGCAGGAACTAACCATTGCTACCGTGTGCGCGGTTGTCGCGTGCGCTGCGGTTCCGCTCGTGGTGCAGGCGTTCAACGTCTACCTGGCGTGGCGTGGATGGGAGATTTAGTATGCGTAAAGTAGACGAAATGATTGCCGACCTGAATCAGTTGGTCAACGACGAGGTGTATCATCTTGAACCGCACGATATCGAGCGGTTCATCGAGGAAATGGACACCCTGACGGATGAGTTATGGCTATGGCACCGCCGCGAGGCCAGCCTATGAATATCGAATTCATAGAAAAACAGAACCCGCGAAAATATCGCGCAGTTGATGTGGAACAAAAGCCGGATGATCGGGGTTACTACCTGAGTGACTGGCATTACAGCCGGGTGAAGTGCCTGGAACAAATCAAAAAGGAGGGTACACCTAATGGAAACAAGTAATGTGACGCAGCTACACACGTTTGAGTTCCTCGCCAACGGCGAGGTGTTTGACCGCCGAATCGGCAACTGGTACACTGCACGGTGCTACGCACAGCACGTAAGCGACGAGACGGGCATGGCAATCGGGTTCTACGACGTGTTGTTGCCGCAGCATATGTCCACCGCAGCATGGTGGACCACGGAATCGCCCAAAGAGGTTTACGCAGCCTACAATATTGAAAAGGAAGAAACCAATGACTAGAAAAGCAGCCGAGATTGGAATGGATATCATTAAGCTGGTATCCGACGAGGGTATGCACCTTGAGGGTGTCGAGGAATATGAGATTCTCCGGTGGACCCTGCAAGAGTGCCTGGACGCGGTGAAGGCCGCAATCAAAAAGGAGGAAGCATATTATGAGCAACTGCAGCAGCTTTAACGAGAACGCGCTAAGTGCGGACGAACGTGAGGCGATGGACCTGGTTGCCGACATGATACGCAGCCAATGGATGCAGGACGCGAATAGCTGGCTAGATGAAGCCATGGGGGAATACTGATGGACGAGCCATTAGACGAGCCATATTGCAGAATATGTGATGGGGATGAGATGTGTGATGAACTCTATCCAATTGAAGACCCGTGGGGTGGTGTCTATGGATATATGTGCGCGGTATGCGCGGAAGGGAGACAAGGAAATGAGTGACTATATGCCTGACCGCCCCATTAACGACACGCTGCGCGAGGTAACTGAGGCCAGATTCGAGGATTTTGTTGAGGACTTGCCGGACGCACTGGAATCTGAGTTGCGCGAGGTTTCGGATGCCCTTAAGGCGTTGAGTGATGCGCTTCGGAGTGAACTGTACTGTGCGGATTTCGACACGGACTGGCGCAGCTACGACGAAGAATTCTTTGTTGAACTGAAACGAACAATTGACTACTTTGGAGGCTGACTAATGCACACGCTAGTAATTTTCAGAGACAATAACGGGAAGTGGTGCGCCCCGCTAGAAGCTATCAACGGCAGAACTGGGGAGGTATACCCCGGCCACACCGCGCACCGCTTCACGGGCGAGGTTGATGCCGACGGGGTGCCGTGGTATGAAGGTGACGAAGGCTTCGACAAGTACGGGCGTCCGTTTGTTGTCGGGTTTTCGGAGGGATGTTTTTGGCAGAAGTACGTGGATAAATCGGTGATATTCACGACGCGCCTACTCACCTCTTCCACCCACACGCCACCCGTGAAGAAGTACAAGCGTCTACGCCCATTAGGTTGTCCAGTCATGGTCGAGGACGAGCGCGTCAGCGACCGCCGCACAGGCACGAAGCGGCCAGAGCGAAAGACGGGGCGTATGGGTGTGCCATGTATGAAACCCTTCAAGGAAACAGATTCCGATTGGCCTTGTAATAAACCCATAGGTCGCCGCAATGGACCAATGGACCGCCGCCACCCAATCAGCGAGCGCAGGCAGGAGAACCGCGATGCCTGACATTTATATCACCGACCCCGAGCAGACCACGCTCGTGGTGCCGATGGAACGTCCTCCTGAATGGCAAGAGATTCATCACGGAAAACCGAGCAAGGTTTTTCTTGATACGTTCGCGCCCCTCGCAGTCGGCGCACTGGTCCCGGTGCGCGAGGAGTGGCGGCTATTGGATTTCACGCTGTTACGTTCGGAACGCAAATATAAATTCACTATTCAGTATCGAGATGGTCGATTAATGGATTACTTCTGCATCATGCAGAAGTTTGGATTGTATGTATCGTCGTTTGTTAAAAGTGAAGAGTTCACTAAAGGAAATGACGGAGACTGGCAACCCGCGTCCACGATGCCCGACTTCGCAGTCCGCGAGCATCGGCGCGTCTGCGCGGTGGAGGCAACAGAACTGATTGAGGGCGAACCGGGGCATGAATTTCGAGAATGGCTATGGCTCATCACGCTCGGCGACACGGTTTACCGTGACGACAACGGCGTGAAAGCGCGGAGGGTGAGTGAATGATGGAAAAATTTACTGTTACTGATGGGATCATGACAGCAGATGATGACGCTGTTGTGGATGGTGGGAAATTCTACCTAGCGCACGAAGTAGACCAGCGCATCGCGGAACTGGAGAAAGAAGTAGATGAGTTGAAGAAAACGGCTGTAGCTTGCAACGAAGCGTATGAACTCGAAGAAACTGATAACGAGGTTTTGCATAAGCGCATCGCGGAACTGGAGGCGGAGAACGCGAGGTTGCGCGAGACGCGGGTGCCGGATGACTTGCTGGAGCGGCTTGTTGTATTCATGCTAGACACCGGAGACTTTCAGGGTAGTGAGGATAAAACCTATGAGGAGGCAAGAACCATCCTCAATAATAGGAAGGAATATAATGAAGCAGCCAACAAAGAAACAGATTAAGCTACTGGAGAAGTATCTACTGTGGCCGTGTCCGGTGGACATGGTGCCGAAGATGCTGGAGCATATCGAGCGTATGACGGGAGACAGGCCATGAGATGCCTTGTATGCGGTAAGCCGGGAGAGAGGCAGTACTGTAACCACGAGTGTGAAGCACTTGAGTTGGGTGAAAGCACAGCGCACAACACTATGCGTGGCGACGACACGCGCAGCTACTATGGCTGTGGTCCGGTGCGGTTCTATAAGAGGGATATCGAGTTGTTGTCGATGACGCTAGACGAGGTGCCTGAGATTCTGGCTGGCAAGCGGTGGGTTGATGTCGGTAAGATAGATGATGGTATTCGTCGCGTCGTGGACTATGCGGGTTCACTTTCACAGCCCTCATCAGACACAGTGTTAATTCAAACTAAGTATGTTAAGGAACAACACTACGTAACCAATTGGCTTCAATAGCGGAAGGAACAAACTAATGAGTTATGAACGCGCACAAAGAATGTATGACAACCAGACTCCGTGGGACAACTACAAAGAATTGCCCGATGACTTGATTGATGCGTACAAGGATACAGAGGAGTACCAAGATTGGATTATGGAGGAGGCTGGTAACGGAGACTGGGTGTTGTGGGAAGAGAGAAACTACGACGCTATTGTTGAGCGAGCGACTGAGTATTGGGGCGACCAACACGCTGGTGCCGCCGATGACTATACCGACCATAAGTGTGACAGATAAGGGGGGCTTTAGTATGGTCTACAAAAAAACACCACGCCACAACATTGAGTCAGACGAGGCGCGATACCTTGCTGCGTTGCGTGAGATATATGACTACGCACGGGGGCATGAATTAGAATACATATGCGAGGTGATCGACGGTGTAACCAGCGGCAGCGAGACGTTGCCGCCACCCAGCATCGGCAACAACGTGCTTGAGTTCTCGATATCGGGCAAGCCACAGCCGCAGCTGCGGCCTCGTGTTACGAAGCGTGGCGGGTTTGTGAAGCTGTACGACGAACACAAGTGTGTTAAGGAGAAGCTGCGCGTAGCCAGTATCGCGGAACGCGCACACCACGGCAACACACCAATCAACACACCGATCCATATTGACCTCACGTTCAGGATGCCGGTGCCGAAGGGCGCAGTAAAGACCACGCGCCTCGGTAGTCCACATGTAAAGAAGCCAGACATCGACAACCTGGTCAAGTTGGTGCTTGACGGCATCACAAAATCTGGCCGTGTGTGGTTTGACGACAACCAGGTCTGCGCGATATCCGCTCGCAAGATTTACAGCGAGTTGGTGGGTACGGATGTGGTAATAAAGTATTGACAAACACGCAGTAGGGAAGTATACTGACGAGGGCTTTACGCCAAAGGAAAGGAAACAGCCAATGAAGATCAGTAAGGGAATCATTGAGAAGCCACGCCGCGTCATGGTGTATGGACGGCAAGGCGTGGGTAAGACAAGCTGGGCGTGTTCCGCGCCGGAGCCGCTTGTGATTCAGACAGAGGACGGGTCGGGGGACATCGACGTACACCGTACCGAGCGGCACGTATCGTTCGACTCATTCATGGGGGACTTGCGCTATCTGTACGAGGCCGAAGCTGGTAAGGTACCGTATCGCTCGCTGGTGGTGGATTCATTTGACTGGCTCGAGAAGTTGATTCATGAGCATGTTGCACTCAAGAATGGGGTATCGTCGGTATCGGACGTCCCGTATGCCAAGGGTTATGATTACGCACTAGAATATGTTGGCAATGTATTGCTACTGCTTGAATTGATTCTCAAGAAGCACAACACGAACATCATCCTGGTGAGTCACGCACGAATCACGCGCTTTGAAGATCCCAACAGCGACAGCTACGACCGCTACGTGCCATCACTACACGTAAACTCTAAGGGTAAGGGGGCGGGTCCGCTAGTGCAGGAGTGGTGTGATGAGGTATTCTTCATCCATGAGAAGGTGCGTACACGCGAGGTAGACCGTGGCTTTGGCGGCAAGTCCATCAAGGCTATGGGTACTGGTGAGCGGATCATCTATACCGAGTGCCGCCCCGCATTTGACGCGAAGAGGCATCTTAAAATGCCAGACGAACTCCCATTTGTCGAGGGTCAAGGCTGGTCTGAATACTCAAAGTACTTTAACAAACCACAAACAGAAAAGGAGCAATAACTATGAAACTGAATTTCAAGACGAGCGAAGTGCCGCAGGAAACCGGGTTCCAGCCCATCCCGAAGGGCCGCTACGAGGTCGTGGTGGACCGTATGGAGCCGAAGGCCACGAAGTCTGGGGGTACCATGCTGTCAACGGCGTACCAGGTTGTTGATGGTAAGTACAAGGGCCGTCTCATCTTCGAGAACATCAACATCGAGAACAAGAACAATGTTGCCGAGCGTATTGGTCGCGCTCGCCTCCGCGATATTGGACTGGCTTGCGGCATCACGGATGTCGAGGACACGGACGACCTGAAACACACCCCATTCGACATCGAGGTTGATGTGGAATACAGCGACTACCGCAAAGAGAACGAGAACGTCGTGAAGAAGATTTATTTCGATAAGAACGACGACCTTGTTGGGGTAAAGCAGGGTGTTGTTAATAAGATGCGAGATGCTGAGCCGGCATCGGTTGGTGCCGACGACGATATCCCGTTCTAAAGTTTCCTCATTGTTGCGTCCCCGCGCCCAGACGTGTCCTGTTGACACCGCTGCGGCGCGGGGCAACCTTAACCCCCAAAGGACAGCCAGCCTTGGAACTTAGATACTACCAGAAAGACGCGATAGCCGACACATACAGCTATCTGCGCGAACATCCAGACAAGAACCCCGTCATCGTGTTGCCGACAGGCGCAGGAAAGACACCGGTTCTAACATCCATCAGCCGAGACGCTATCAAGTGGGGCCGTCGTGTAATGATTGTGTCCCACCGCAAGGAACTGCTCCAGCAACAGTTCAATACCAGCCTCAACTTCGATGACCTCAAGGGCAAGGTCGGCATCTACTCATCCGGCCTCGACCAGCGCGACACAGACCACCCAATCATCATTGGCGGTGTCCAGTCGGTATACAGACGCGCCGACGAGTTTGGCTCATTTGACTTGTTAATCATTGATGAGGCACATTTGATACCCGATAATGAGGGGTCAATGTACCAGCAGCTAATCGCCGTGATGCGCGACATCAACCCATCCATCAAGATACTTGGGTTGACGGCTACGCCATACCGCACAGACGGCGGGTATATCTACGGCGAGGGTCGTATGTTTGACGACATCTCATACGAGATAGACGTGCCTACCCTGATTGACGGCGGGTTCCTGTGTCCGCTGCAATCCAAGTCAGGACTTGAGAAGTCGTGTATCAAGGTCGATGGCGTAGCCAAGCGAGCCGGTGATTGGAAGCTGGACGAGTTGGGCGAACGCGCCACGGAAGATGGCATGGTGCGCTCGGCTATCGCAGACATTATAGAGCGTACACAAGGGCGAAAGAAAGTGCTGGTGTTCTCCGTGAACCTGGCGCACGGAGAGGAGATTGAACGTGAACTTTGTCGTCGAGGAGTTCGTGCCGTTTCGGTATCGGGCGATAATATCTTCCGCGATGAGATCATCGCGGACTTTAAGACCAATCCGCAGACTCGGTTTCTTGTTAACTGCAACCTTCTTACTATTGGATTTGATTATCCTGAGATTGATTGCGTGGTGCTTCTTAGGCCCACATGCAGTGCTGGACTTTATTACCAGATGGTTGGTCGAGGCTTGCGTATACACCCAGCTAAAGATGATTGTCTCATTCTCGACTATGGCGGGAACATCCGCAGGCATGGACCTATTAACCGAGTGCGGGTGTCGAGCAGTGGTAATCCCGGACGACGAGATGTAGAGACGTACACCAAGCAATGTCCTATGTGCCACGAAGTTGTACCGTCAGGCACGACAAAGTGCTATGGTATGCTAGGCGACGAGGTGTGCGGTCATGTGTTCCGCACCGAGAAGCAGGAGGTCAGCCACAACACGCAAGCTGCCGAAGACGACATCCTGGGTCCGCCGCGAATCGAGGACAAGAAGGTGAACCGCATCAAGTACGCCGTCCACGAGAAGGTTAAGGACGACGGCGAGGTGTCGCGCACGATGCGCGTCGATTACTACTACTCAATTATCGAGAAGGTAAGCGAGTGGATATGTATAGAACACACGGGCTGGGCCGCGCAGAAGGCCGAGCGTTGGTGGCGCGACCGCACCAATGGCCCGTACCCAGCCGACTGCGAGGACGCAGTAGAACGCGCACTGGCTGGCGAACTGAAAGAGCCGAAGGCAATACGTATTAAGTACGCAACAAAGTATCCTGAGATTGTAGGCTACGGATTCGAGGAGGTGGCGGGATGAAGATATCAAAAGAGTTGCTTGGAAGGCTTGAGGATTTCGCGGACGAGATGTACTACATGATAAACAATAATGAGCGGCTAACCCACGATGTCCTTGAATATTACATTGGAATCATTGAGAAGATAAAAGAAGGGAGGTAGCCAATGACTGACACACGCTACTGCTTCCGCTGCAAGGCACCTTGTGTCGAGGACTACCACACCATCACGTTGATAGATAACTTCAACCGTGCCGAGCCGTATAGCCGCATTACTTCCTGTAAGGAATCGGAGGCCACATTCTGTGTTGAGTGTACGGCGTTAATCACCGCAACATTTTGGGGACAACAATGACTGACTCAGAAAAAGAACAGCTACGCAAGGCACTGAACGACAACATCACGCGCATCGCAACCGAGTTGCTGCCAGGTGGTAAGTTCCGTGGCGAGAACTGGGTGTGCGACAACGTGTATGGCGGCGAGGGTCGCTCGTTCAATCTGTGTGTACGCGGCGACCGTGTGGGCCTGTGGCTCGACCACGCCACGGGCGAGTGCGGCGATGTGTTCGGCCTGATTATGGCGAACCGTGGCTGCGACTTCACCGCCGCTATTGAATGGGCGCAGGACTTCGCCAACTACGCACCAGCTGCAACCCAGTGCGAGGCACCCAAGGTGAGCCATAAGGTCTACGACGCACCTCCAGAGAACGCATACGTCTACTACAATAACGACGGCGAGGCTGTGCTATGGGTAGAGCG